TTTAACCCAAATTCAAACTAGATATGCTGAGAATCTTAAGGCACTAGACAATGTCCTAGCACAGTCTGAGAAAGATGTAGATTTAGAAGAATTGAAAAGAACTGATGAATCAGCTTATGTAAAAGCATTAGCTGAAAAAGGTGAAAGGGAAAGGCAAAGAGCAAAGTTAAAAGCTGAACAACAAAGAGTTCAGCAAGAACAAGCCACTTTACAGGCTCAACAGTATCAAAAGTATTTAGAAAGGCAAAATGATTTATTGTTAGAGAAAATGCCAGAAATGAAAAACACAAAGCATAGAAATGCTGTTTCCCAGGAAATTATAGCTTATGGGAAAGAAGTTGGTTTAACTGATCAAGAGTTAAATCAAGTAGTAGATCACAGATTTGTGCAAATTTTACATGAGGCATCTCAATATAAAAAATTAATGAAATCAAAGCCAGAAGTTTTAAAGAAATTGAAAACTGCACCTAAACTTATGAGGGCTGGTGTTGCAAAAGCAACATCACAGAGTCAACAGGACAATATTAAGAGAGCCAAATCTCAGTTAAGAAAGTCAGGCAATGTGAGAGATGCGGCGAAACTTTTCAATCAATTACTTTAAGGAATTATTATGGCAACATATCAAACATTTCAAGCAGTTGGTGAAAGAGAAGATTTAACAGATGTTATTTATGATATTTCTCCAACAGATACACCATTTATGAGTTCAGTTGCAAAAACATCTGCAACTAATGTATTTCATGAGTGGCAAACAGACTCTTTAGCGGCGGCGGCAACAAATGCGGCGGTTGAGGGTGCTGATGCAAGTGATGCAACTTTATCAGCAACTACAAGAGTTGGTAACTATACACAAATCAGTCAAAAGACAATTAAAGTGTCAGGTACACTTGAGTCAGTTGACAAAGCTGGTAGAAAGTCTGAAAAGGCTTATCAACTAGCAAAAGCATCAAAAGAAATCAAAAGAGATATGGAAAAGGCTCTTTTGAATAATACTGTTCAAAGTGCTGGTAATGCAACAACAGCAAGAGTTCTTGGTGGAATCCAAACTTGGATTGCTACTAATGGTGACTTTGGGTCAGGTGGTTCTGCTGGTGGTACAGGAACAACAGCTAAAACTAATGGTACTGATAGAACTTTTACAGAAACCATTTTAAAAACTGTTGTCAAAGAGGTCTTTAATTCAGGTGGAGAGCCAAAGGTTCTTATGACTACACCAACGCAAAAGCAAGTTGTGTCTGGCTTTGCTGGAATTGCGGCGCAAAGATATATGGCGCCAGCAGATCAGCCAACTACAATTATTGGTGCGGCGGACATATATATGAGTGACTTTGGTCAAATGTCTGTTGTTCCTAATAGATTCATGACTGCTGAGTCTGATAGTGGTGAGGTTGCATTAGTTCTTGATCCAGAAATGGCAAGTGTTGCATATCTCAGACCATTCCAGACAAATGATCTAGCAAAAGCTGGTGATGCTGAAAAAACTCAATTATTAGCTGAGTATACACTTGTGGTTAATAATGAGGCGGCGCATGGCATTTGTGCAGATTTAACTGAGTAATATAGGAATTAGGGAGAGGAAACTCTCCCTTTACCTTTATGCAAAGTGAATACAAAACACAATTAGTTCACCCAGATGGAGATGGCGGTGTTGTTATTGAAACAAAACAAGACTGCTCAGACATTGTTGAGCAAAACAAAAAAGAATTTAATTCATTTGATGAAAGAGCAAGATGGGGTAATGATATCTTCAGTAATAAAGTGGCATCTATACCTTTAACTGCTATTGATGATTTACAGAAAAAAGGAATCATGCGAGGTTTTGCTGTTGTAGACCAGAAAAAATTCACTCAATGGCTCAATCACCCAGATCAAAGATTTTTTAGAACTAGACCAGGGAAACTATAAATGCCATTTACTACTTATTCAAATTTACAAACAAGTGTAGCAAATTGGCTTGGAAGAGATGATCTAACAGAAAAAATTAAAGATTTTATTCAGTTAGGTGAATTCAGATTAAGAAGAGGTCTTAGAATTAGGGAGATGTTGAAAGATGTAACAGCAACTACAACTGGAGGCGATTCTACTGTAGGTTTGCCAACTGATTTTTTAGAGGTTAGAGATATTCATGTTTCTACTAACCCAATACAACCATTAGATTTTTTAACACCTAGTGCATTTTTTAGTAATACAAGAGCAACTGAGTCTGGTAGACCATTGCAATATACAATTAAAAGTCAAGAGTTTCAGTTAGCACCAATACCTGATAGTGCTTACACTATAGCATTGTTATACTATGCAGAGCCAGACTTATTAAGTGATTCAAACACAAGCAATGTATTCCTGGCAAATGCACCTGATGCTTTATTATATGCAAGTTTGGTAGAGGCAGAGCCATATTTAATGAATGATCAAAGGTTACAAGTTTGGGCATCAATGTTAGAAAGAAGTTTAGATGCTTTAAACAAGCAATCAATTCAATCACAATACTCAGGTGTTCCTTTATCAATGAAATTAACAAGAAAGAGGTAATATAAATGACAGCAATGAGCAATTATTTAGAAAATGCACTCATTAATGCTACATTAAGAAATACATCATACACATCACCATCTACAGTTTATGTTGCTTTATTTACATCAGACCCTACAGATGCTGGTAGTGGAACAGAATGTAGTGGCAGTGGGTATGCAAGGCAATCAGCAACATTTTCTGCACCAAGTAATGGAAGTGCATCAACTAATGCTGATGTAAGTTTTCCACAAGCAACTGGTGCATGGGGAACAATAACACATTTTGGAATATTTGATGCTAGTTCTTCAGGAAATCTTTTATATCATGGTGCTTTAACAGCAAGTAAAACGATTGCATCTGGTGACTTATTAAAAATCACATCAACCAATTTAACAGTTACACTAGCATAATATGCCTGATGTAAATTCACCATTTACACTAGAGCAACTTGATCAGTTTGGAAATTTAGATTCTTTAGCATTTAGTTTAGATAGTAATGTTTGGAATACAGCCACAATTTTTGACACAAGTGCAACTTTAAATAGTTCTACATCTACAACAATATCTGCATTAAGGGAAAGGACTGCAAGTGGTTCTATTTCAGCAAGTGCTACAACAAGTTTTGTTGGTACTATTGTTTTCACTATTAGTAGTAATATATCTAGTGGTGCTACTGTTTCTGGTGATGCTATCAGGGTTCAATTTATTGATTCAAGTGTTAATGCACTAGCAAGTGTTTCTGCATTAGCTGGTGTTGTTTTTGAAACAGATGCAACACTAGAAAGCACAACAAGTGTTTTATGTGATGCTGTTGGTGAATTTTCTTTTGTTGTTGAATTACCATCAATCATAACTGACCCACAACCTAATGCAATTGTTTCATGTGAAACATATCTTGTTGGTGAAGAATGGGGTGATGTAACTATTGATACAGACACATGGTCTGATGTAAGTATTGGTACAGGAACATGGACAGAAACTGAAAAGGGTAATGAAACATGGCATTAACTAGAGTAAAATTTGATGAATGGTATCCTGACCAACCACAATTACTTGGTGCATTAAAAGATGCAAAAAATGTAATACCAACTTCTACAGGCTACAGTTCATTCAATGATGTCCAACCATTTACAAATTCTGCGTCAACAAGTTTATTAACAGTTGTAACTGCTAAGTTTGGAGTACATACAGAGTTATTTGGTGCATCAGCAACAAAATTATATAAATTTGCAACATCTGATTTAGATTTAGATGATGTATCTAAATTAAGTGGTGGCTCACCTGGCAGTTATACAAGTACAGATAGATGGTCTTTTACTCAATTTGGAACAAAATTATTAGGTGCTAACAAACAAGATAAGGTGCAAGCATGGACAATAGGTTCAAGTTCTAATTTTGCTGATTTAGATGCGTCAGCACCAAATGCACATTACATAACAGTTGTAAGAGATTTTGTGGTTTGTGCAAGAGATAATTCCAACCCAAGTAAAGTTTTTTGGAGTGACATTAATGACGAAACAGATTGGACTCCAGCAACAACTTCACAAAGTGATACTCAAGTAATTCCAGATGGGGGAAATATTTTGGGTATCACAGGTGGAGAGTTTGGTTTGATATTGTTAGAAAAATCAATTCACAGAATGAGTTACATTGGTTCACCATTTTATTTTCAGTTTGACAATATTTCAAGAGGGATAGGTTGTTTTGCAGAGGGTTCAATAGCACAATATGGGCAAATCACATTTTTTTTAAGTGATGATGGTTTTTATATGTGTAATGGTCAACAAGTGACGCCAATAGGAACACAAAAAGTAGATAGATATTTTTTTAATGATTTAAATATAGGTTTTTTGGATAAAATGTCATGTGCAGTTGACCCTGTAAATAAATTGGTTGTTTGGAAATATAAAAATACTTCACTAGAAGATGCAATGTTAATTTACAATTGGCAAATACAAAAATGGTCAAGAGCAATAGTTGATGTAGATTTTATAGCTGGAAGTGCAGTTCCAAGTGTTACATTAGAGGGTTTAGATACTTATTCTTCAAGTATTGATACATTAGGTATTTCATTAGATTCAAGGTTTTGGGTTGGTGGTAATTTTATTTTATCAGGTGTTAAAGATAATAAGATTGTAAATTTTTCAGGAGATAGATTGACTGGTGAAATAATAACAGGAGATATTGATGCTCAAGGCAATAGTATAATTAATTTGGCAAGACCAGTTGTTGAGAATGGAAGTGCAAATGTAGCTATAGCAAGTAGAATTTCACCTGATGATGATGTTACATTTTCAACATTAACAACTCCAAATACTGAAAACAGAGTGCCATTAAGAGGTGTAGGTAGATTACATAGACTTAAAATACAACCAACTGGTAATAATTGGGATAATGCAGTTGCAGTTGATGTTGAACTTAAAAGATTAGGTAGTAGGTAATGTTTAGAGGATTAAACCCATCAGGATCAGAACCAAGAGTAATATCAGAGGTAGTTAATGGTATTTTAAATGGAAAGATTAATTCAACAGGAACAGTTACCTTAGGAACAAGTGCTACAGAAACTACAGTTTACAATGAAAGAGCAAGTTCAGATACAGTAATTTTGTTGAGTGCTAGAACAGCAAACGCATCAACTGAGAATGTTTATGTTTATATTAAAACAAAAAATGATGGTAACTTTGTTATTGGGCATAGAAGTTCAACTAATACAGATTTAACTTTTGATTACGCATTATTAGGGTAAGTATGGCTATTTATCAAGGAAAAAAAGTAACACTTAATAAGCCAAGAAGAATTAGAAAGGGTGAGCCAGGATATGGAAGAAAAAAATCAATGGTTCATGTTAATGATAATGGAAAAATTATAAAAGTAATGTTTGGTGATCCTAATATGTCAATTAAAAAAAATATTGAAAAGAATAGAAAAAATTTTAGGAAAAGACACAGATGTGATACAGCTAATGATAAAACAACAGCAAAATATTGGTCTTGCAAGGCTTGGTGATGGAATACACTTATATTAAACCAAATGAGTTACGAGGAAGTTGGGAATACATAAAAAAGGGTTTATCTAAAATACTAAAGAAAAGCCCAGAACAATGGATTCCAGAAGATATTTATGCAGATTGTGTTAGTGGACATTCTCATGTTGTTCTGTTTACAGAAAAAAACAGAGCATTGGGTTTTTGTGTTCTGCAAAAAAGAAACAAAGATTTGCATATTTGGTGTGCATATAGCGAAGTAAGTGGTTACTTGCAAAAAGCATTTAATACAATTAAAACTATTGCTAAAGAATCAGAATTAGATAAAATAACCTTTGAAACATGGAGAAATGGTTGGGAAAGAAAAGCGAAACATTTAGGGTTCAAACCAAGAACCTATTACATGGAGATATAATATGAGTGGTGGTGGAAGTTCAGGAAGTTCAACTGTAACAAATGAGTTAGACCCAACAGTAAAACCTTTTGTTGAATATGGTTTAGATGAGGCAAAAAGACTTTATAGACAGGGTGGTGAACAATTTTACCCTGGTCAAACTTATGTGGGTATGTCACCACAAACTAGGTCTGCATTAGGTCAAGCAGAGCAAAGATCAAAAATGTTACAAAATTATATCAATCCAGTTACTGGTTTGGTTGGGCAAACAGCTAGTGGTGGTTATCTTGGTGGTAATCCATTTTTTGGTGGTGCGTTTGATGCGGCGACCAGACAGGCAAGAGGTCAATATGAAGATGCAACTCAAAGGTTAAGAAGTCAGGCGAGTTCATTAGGTAGATATGGCAGTCCAGCACAAAGTATGTTGCAAGATGCTCAAGATGCCACATATGCTCAAGCATTAACTGATACTGCTGGTAAACTTGCATATGAAAATTTTGCAAGAGAAAGAGGCAATCAATTACAGGCACAAATGAATTTGGCTAACATGTTAGAGTCAGGGCTTGATAGAAGAATGGGTGCAACAGAACAGCTACTACAGGCTGGGCAAGTAGTAGAGGGTTATGAAGAGGCAAAACTTGCAGATGCAATTAACAGATTTAATTTCCAACAAGGTATGCCACAAGCAAACCTTAGTAGGTATTTGAGTGCAGTTTATGGATCACCACAGGGATCAGAAACCACTAGTCCTGTGTTTAGAAATAGAGCATTAAATACTTTAGGATCAGGATTACTTGGTGCTGGTTTAGCACAATCAGCCAATATAAATCCAACTTATGGTGCTGGTGCTGGTGCATTATTGGGGTTATTAGGGTGAGTGGTGCAGAGCCATTAATTTTTGGTGCTATTGCTGGCGGTGCAATAGACAAAGAAAACCCAATGCGTGGTGCAGTTATTGGTGCAACTGGAATGAATTTATTAGCTGGTGGGCTAGGAACTGCGGCGCAAGCATATGCTGGTTCTGCTGGTGGAAATCTTGGTGCTGGTATGGGTATGAATGTTGCACCTAATATAACAAATCTAGCAACTAACACTTTAAAAAATCAGGGAATAGCATCAACTTTAGGAACAACTGCAACTGCAAATCCACAAAATTTAAAACTTTTCTCAAACATTAATAAAGTTGCAGAGGGAAGTTTAAAAGGTAGACCAGGTGTTACTGGTATAAAAATGCTTAATAATGTTCCAAGTGGTGGGTTATTAGCTACTCCAGAGCCAACACAAATGAATCAATTAGCACAACAAGCAATGAGCAATTTATTGTCTCCACAGCAAGGTGGGCAGAACACAACAGTTCAGACTGCACCTATTAAGCGAGGCAGTATAATGAGAGATGAAGAAGAAGATGAGGTTGGAAGTATTTTACAAGCAAAACTAGTTAAGCAACCAAAGATGGGTTTATTAGGTAATGCAACAATTGTATAAAGGATATAATGGTGATTAGTAATATTTATAACAGTATTAATAGTTTTATAAACAGATTAGGTAGACCAACTGTTTCTGATCCATTAGGTATTCTAACAGAAGAAGATAAGTTAAGAATTGCAGATGAGGCTCAAAGAAGAAACTTGTTTAATCAAGGTGCTTTTCTTGTATCGCTTGGTCAAGAACAATTTACACCACAAAGAAATATTTTGGGTGCTGTGAACGCATTAACACAGGGTGATAATTTTGTCCAGGCACAATATAACCAGGCTATACAAAATGAAATGAACAAAATGGCTTTGGAAGATTTGCAAGCTAAAAGAGGAGCCTCTGCTGAAGTTGATGAAAGGATAAAAAAATATTTTCAAACACAACCTAAAAGTATTATAGATGATGCCCTACAATTGCAACCACAACAAGATACAGGGTTAGGTTTGAGAATGGGTGACGCAATGATGCAACCAGATAATGTTGTGCAGACTCCTGGAGATTTTATTGATGCTAATATAAGACTAACTGATCCAAGCCTAACTGACCCAGTTGGTTTAACAATGCCACAAGTTGACCCATTATCAGCAACAGATATAAATGCAATGTTTCCTAGTCAGGCATTAACAAGAGATGTAAAAGATTTGCCTATACAACTTAGACCATCAGAAAAACTTAATATAAATAAAGGCAACTTAACTGAACCTGAACTAACATCTCTTGATTTGTCTGATGCTGGGTTTGGCATTTCTGAGGACAATGAACTGACAGGCGAGTCTACTCCAGTTATTACAAGATCAGATTTATTACCTCCAATTGAGCAACAAGGGTTACAAATACCAAAGTTAGCTGATATAAGGGAAATAGAAACTCCACAAGACGCACCAATAACCTTAGAGGGTTTAATGTCTTTGAGGAATGACCAAACTTTATCTAATGCTGGAAGAGAACAGTTAGAAACTTTAATTAATTATAAACAACAAGAAAAAGAATTAGTTGAATCTGAGATACAAAGAGGAAGAGATGCAATACTTTTTGATTTAGAAGTTCAAAAAAAATACAAGGAGTTATATAATTTTAATGACCAAGAATCAAGCATTGCAAGAAGATTCTTTGGAGGAAAAGTTCAATTATTGCCTGAAGAACAAGAACAAATAGTTAATTATAGTAGACAATTTGATTCATTACCTAAATTTCAAATAACACAGGAAAATGGAGATCCAATAGATTTTAACACTATGCCAAATTCAGGAAATATTTTAGTTCAAAAAAAGGATTTTGGTAATTATTTAAACAACACACTAACTCCATATGGCAATGAATCAGTTTCACTTAAATATACTGGTAAAGAAAAACTTGAAGAAATTTATAATGGTATATTAGCTGATAATATTGACTTAGATTTAAGCAAGAGTGGTGTTAACATTACAACTACTATAAATCAAGGAGAGTTAGGGAAAAAAACTCAAACTGACATAGAAGGTAAATTGCTAGATGGGGAAACAGTTTTAACTAACATTAAATCGTTAGAAACTTTATTAAACAAGGGTGATTTTAAGACACTTGATTTTAAGAATAGATTATTAAAAAATGTAACGAATTTAAGAGATTACTTTGGGTTAAGTGTTAGTGAACAAGCAAGATTAGGCGCAGAAAATTATACACAAGCACTACAAAGAATGAATGATTTATTATCAGCTTATGTTAAATCTATAAGTGGCGCTCAAGTTGCAGAGGCAGAGGCTCAAAGGTTACAGGCAGTTCTTCCAAAAGAGGGAGATTCACCAATTGTGATAAGAGCAAAACTTGCAACATTTAAAGCTCATACTTTAGCTACACAATTAAAAACAGCAGAGTTAAAAGCAAAGAATAAATTTGATGATTATTATTCTATGGTAAATGGTGAGATAGTTGTTTCAGATGAGAGCAAACATCAAGATTATAAAAATCAATTAGTTGCGGACTTAGAAAGAAAAAGAGAGGAATATAATAATATATATAACTTTATTTATGATGAGCAAGAAAGACTTGGTGTTCTAGATGATACAATGACTGAAGAAGAGTTCTTTAAACTCAAAGGCGAAGAAATTAAAAATAAATTAAGAAATTGGTCTAAAAACTTAACAAAGATACAAAAAGAAGTCTTAGTCTATCCAACAGACGTAAATGATTTTAATACAGATCAAAATGTTTTTGATGAAAAATTGAGGTATGGGGATTTAATTTTTACACAGTTTTTAGATATATACCGATGGTAAGAAAATGGCTAAATTAAAAAGAAGAAGAAGTTTAAGTAATTTAAGAACAAGAGATATTCCTGAAAAATATGTGACCACCAAACAGGCGTTTGGACTTGGATTTCCTGTAAATCAAACTGAACGAGAAAAAGCCCTTGCCAATATGTTAAATCTAGATAGTAATCAAGTGCTGACTAAAGATAATGTTACTTATTATAGTGATGATCCAGGATCAAATGTTTATTATAGAGCAGTTCCTCCATTATCATTGCCAAGTTTACAAAGAGAAGATATTTTTGGTCAATTTGGGGATTTAGCTAAAACAGGGGCATATTATTTGCCTGACATTGCTGAATTGGGTATTGATGCTATTGGTGGTGGTTTACTTGCTAAAAAAGCTTTTCCTGGTTTGGCAAAATCAAGAAGAAATCTTTTAAATCGTTTTGCATTACCAGCATTAGGATTTGGTAGCATTAGTGGTGGTGTGAATGTAGCAAGGCAAGGTGTATCTGCACCTATAGTTGGAGATGATTTTGAATTTGATGTACCACAAGCAACTTTAACTGGCACAATAAGTGGTCTAACAGGGGGCGCTCTTGGTGCGAATGAAATAGCCAATATAAGTAGGGCTTTTGACAATCTTGGTGTCAATTTAAGTTCTCAAGATATAGATGATATTTTTAGGTCTAATAAGGCTTTGTCAGAAAAATATGGTGTAGACATAACAATCCCAGAGGCTCTTGAAAGCACAAGTTTAAGATCATATCAAAGACTTTTTAGTCAATACCCACAAACCTCAAATATTTTGGCAGACTTTAACAAGAAAAGAAAAGATCAGGTTTACAATGCAATTTTTGATTGGTTAAAGTCTATAGATGATGGTTCACAACTTGGTGCAACAGATTCAGGTAATATAATTTTAGATGCCTCTAAAACTTTTTTAAAAGATTTAAGAAAGAAAAGAAGATTAGCAACAAGACCTTTATATAAAAATGCGTCAGCAAAAGCATTTAATGTTTTAGTAGATAAACAAGCTGTAAAAAATTTAAGACAAAAAGTTTTTGATTTGGCAAAAATTGGAATTCTAAATACAAATGATACAGCAGTAAAAAATGCTTTAAGTTATTTACAAACATCAGGTAAATCTGAAACAATTCCATTTAGCAATGTTTTAGGTGCTATCCAAGACATCAATGATACATTAGAGGGTGCATATAAAACAGGGGTTTATGATAAAAATGAAAAATATTTACTAAATGTTAAAAAGCATTTTGAAGATTTTGCTAGTGGAAAAGTTGATCCTAAATATGTAAGTCAGGAATTTATTGAGGCGCAAAATGAATACGCAAGATTGTCAAAACCAATTGCAGACTTTAAAAGAACAGCATTAGGTGCAAAAGTTCAAGACAATGATAAAGCTGTAGATGTTCTTACACAAAAATTGTTTAGTAATGAGATTAAGTCTGTTGATTCAATGCAAAAAGTTAAAAATGTATTTTTAGAAGTAGATAAAACAGGACGACAATGGAATAGTGTTGTAAGAAGTTGGTTGGCATCAAATATGGATAATATTGATCCTGGTGCAGACTATCAGAAAAAATTCATACAAAAACTTGGTCTAACCAATCCTAAATCAGACAATTATAAAAAATTAGAAGTTGCAATAGGGAAAGAAAAAATAGAAAGAATAAAAGAGTTATCTCAATTATTAGATTTAACTGAAATGAATTTTACAAACTCATTAACATATTCTTTACAATCAGCAGAAAGAGATTTAATAGCACAAGCAGTTAGCCAGAGTCCAGTTGCAAGAACAACTGGTGCTTTAAAAGAAATGTTAAATTTACAAGGTGGAAATGCTATTGCAAGATTGATTGGAACAAAAACTAATGAACAAGCTATTAAAAAAGTATTAGGTGATTATTCAGAAGATATGGTCAACATTTTTCTTGACACCAATAGATATAATGAGTTTAAGAACAAAACCAAAAATTTAGGCAGAGTAGAAACACTAGGCTTTTTAATGAAATATGTTGGGTTGACAGATTCTATGAATGCAATAGCACAAGCACAAATAGAAGAAGAAAATACTCTATTTACACCTTAAATGAAACAGATATAATAGGAATATTATGGCAAAAACTAAAATTTCAGAATATGATGCAACTGCTGGTAATAACACAGATATTGATAGTGTTAACATAGCAGAAAATTGTCCACCAAGTGGAATCAACAATGCAATTAGGGAGTTGATGGCTCACCTAAAAGATTTTCAGCAAGGATCAGGAAGTGATTCTTTAACTGTTGGCAACACTCTTACAGTAACTGGAGATGGCACATTTTCAGGCACAGGACAAATAAAAGTTCCTGCAGGCACAACAGCCCAGCGCTCTGGTAGTGCAGTTAACGGTATGCTAAGATACAATTCAACTACATCTAGTTTTGAGGGATACAAAGGTGGTGCATGGGGTAAT